TAGAAACTGGCAAAATATAGTTTCTAAAATCATGACAATCTTCTAGGGCATGTGCGACAATATCAGAAACTTCTATGTATTTTTTATCCCTATAAGATTCTCCATGATCAGCTTCTAGATTATTTTTCTTATCTAGATTAACTGTTTTTCCACCCCACAATCCAGACTCAAAAATGGCAGAATCATAATATTTTTTTATCTTATTGACTTGGTTATCACTCAAAACTTTCATTACATAAAACATATCGAATCAACTCCCAGTATTTTCTATATAATCTTCTGCGTTTTGTACTAATCTATCTATATAAGATTCTGACGTAGTATTGATTGGAGGAACAAACTGTAAAGGCGGAACAATAAGTTCAGTATCAATAGCGTCCAGTGCTTTTTTGATTTTTTGCTGTATTCTCTTGAAATCTTCTAGTTCTATTTCACTGCCGTCTACTGACCAATCGATTCTAGTTGATGGTAAAGACAACCACTGTTGGAATCTTAAAAGTTTTCTCTTTATGGTTTCAAAATAATATTGAGTAAACTGATCTGGAGTAGATAGATATTCTACTTCTTTATTTGGATAGTTTTCCAAATACTGTTCGGGCATGATAGGAAATTTTGCATTAAGAGGATCACTTTCAAACTCTGGTTGTTTTTCTGGAATATCTCTCAAATACTGTCGGTATATTCTATACAAATCTTGTTTTTCTGGATCTCTTACTGATCCATCGTCAATAAAAATCCAATCTGTCATAGACAACATTCTTTGTCTCAAAAGACGAAGATTAACTTGTAAAATATTAGTAAACTCGTTTATTTTTTTCTGTACTTCTTCCTTTGCTTTCTGTAAATCTAATACTCTCGCTTGCTCATAAAAAGAAGCAAAAACATCATATGCACTCTTAGCTTGTTCTAAGGTAGCTTCAGTAAACATGTAGTTTTTTTCTGAAAACTCACGATATCTATAATCATATATTTGCTTTTTTCTTTCACAGTTATATTTTCCATCATCATAATATTCAAACAGAAGAATATAATCTTTATCATTGTGCCAAAAAGATCCTAACTGTTCACACAGTAAAGATTTTTTTTCCTCATCCAAAGAAACTACCTTCCCTTCGTAGAGAATGGTGCTGGATTTTAGATTAGCTTGAAGAATGATGTTCGTCATTGATTATATCTTATTTAAGTTTTGGGATTTTGATATACCACCCAGTCAAAATATATTTATCTTCAGTAAAGACAGTATTTCCTTTATGAACATGAGTCATACCAGCTGGCCAAATAACAACCGTACCCGCTTTTGGTTTTATTCTACGTTTTTGATATAAAAATTCTGTTTCTGCTTCTCCATCTGGTAGAGTATTTAGATAGATTGCCCAAACTAGTTCTCTGTGAGAATGATCGTAAGAACCCGCTTCATAATGCCAAACATGATAACCACCCCCAGGAGGAGTTTTTTGCATTTTAATATCGGTTGATATAATAGGAACAGTTTTTAACTGACCATATTCCCTAATATAATCCATCACACATGCTTGCAAATATTGATTTATTTCACCAGTAAATTCTGGGTTGTGTGCATTGATCATTAATGATAGATCTTTTCTTCCTAGATTATTATCATGAAACTGCTCAGTACCATCTGCAAAAGAAGATCTATCTTCTGAAAATATTTCATCAAAATATTTTATATATTTTTTACAAAGGCTAGGAGGAACATGATTTTTCCATATTCCAATAAACTCATCAAACTCACCCTCCATTAGTTCTAGAGGTTTAATAGGTATAGTCATAAGTCACTCCAAGATTTAAAATGCTTTAATGATGTATTTATTTCGGTGATAAGCTTGCATCATAGACAATGTTTCGGCACTTGTCAAGTTAGTAGTTAATCTACTGTCAAACAACGTTCTGACCGACGAAGAACTACTTACTTTCAATGTACCTGGATTACATTCCAGTCCAAGTTCGTTAACAGAAATAGTTTTACTTGCGGTATTACCATATCCAACTGCACCAGAAGATATACCAAGATTTCCCCCCTCTTCATCATGACCCCACGTTCTAGCTTGCCCAGCAGTATTTGCAGATATTTTATGACTATGCTTTCTTGTTGTTGGAATATCTCCTGGACTGGCATTTTCAACTCTTCTTCTGTAAGAGATAATACTGCCAAATGCACCATTCAAACAACAGATTAGATCAGCTCCAATAGAAGGACCACCATCAGATGTTGTAGCAGCTTCTTCATTTGTTAGTCTACTGTGTTCCAGTACGTGTGAATGAGGAGGAGCAGAATACAGTTGAGTGGCACCAAATGGACCAAAATTTTGCGTAATATTACCAGATAAAGTTATGGGCGCTTCAACTTCCACATTTTCAAATCCTCGTGATTTTCTACTTACGATTTCAAAAGTATCATCTTGTGTTGGAGTTTGTTGTCTAATATCATTAATCGTATAAACTCCACCAGTGCTACCAGGATAGTTGACATCTATAGGTGCTGTTCCATCAGTTGACGCATTTGGAGTAAGTGTTGCACTACCTGGAATATTGCCATCTGACCTACCAGTTCCAGCCAAATATCTTGCTCTATAGTTTGGTAGTTTGAACGTGCCTGTCATGTTTGGGTATGTTCCACTAACAGTTCCACCATAAGTAGTTCCTATTATTTGATATAGTGCATAATAGTTATTTGGATTTAAAGATGATCCATCACATTCCAACCATCCTGGATAATCTACATCAATATCCCAATCATCCGAGGTACTAGTCCACCCAGCAGGTTTTGGTATACAGACAACAGTACCAACTGTTGCTCCGCTTTTTTGTGATTGCTTAGAATATTTTACTGCCATTTTAATATTTTATTAAATATTCTACTAAAATAAATGGTGGTTGGACATCATTTATAACATACGTGTCATCTATATTTATTTTAACATCCGTAAAAAGCTTATCCTCCACGGACGCAGTGAGTGCTGTAATATTTCCAGATATGCTTTTTGTGGGTGGAGATCCATATTTAACAGTGTGTGAATGCAATGTTGCCTCTTCTGAAAGATCATCACCGATTTGAGTTTCTACGCTTTCCGCCTTATGAGTACACTCGGATCCAAACGTTTGTGTAGTGTCATATGAATAGTTGTCAGATACCGTACTACCCCTAAGACTTACTGTATTTGACCAGTGACCATGCGGTAGCATACTATCAGATGTCACTGTAGATTGATCGGTTGAACCTGGAATAGATATAGCTAAGTTTCCGTTTAAAACTACAGACCTCGCAGGAATAGAAAAAGACCCAGTATATTGAATAGCAACAGTTATTTGACCAGTTCCTTCTGTTGACTCCAGTTCAACATCTACGCCCACTTTTGGTTGCAAAACGCCACTAGGAGCACCGACAGCATAATAACTTTCATAACCACCAGAAGAAGGACTAGCTTTTATATACTTTGATCCTAAATCTGGCAACTGAAACTCATCATCATCAAGTTCAACGTTTTCTTTTTTATAAATCGATGCATCACCAGTTCCCAGTATTCTTGCGAGATTTGGATAAAGATCTGCTGAAAGTTTACTACCATCACACCTAAGATACCCTGCAGGAACATATTGTACCCAGTCTGTTCCCTGTTTACCATCTAATCTTCTGGGAAATGGTACAATAGTTCCAGCAGTAGATCCGTATTTTCCTTTTTCGTATGAATAGTTTGCCATTTTACCAAGCCTTGATGATATACTGCATTCGTAACGAAGGAGTTGATGTGTTTACAGTAAATTGTAACAAATCTTCGAAAGTTTCGTTTACTGGTGCTACGGTGCCAGTAGTAATATCATTAACGATAATATTTGATTGAACTTGAAAACTGCCCTGATTCACAGAATAACCAACTGGACCGTGTACGTGAGATCCTAAAGAGTTATCATTTCCTGAGCTAGCAGTTGGCCATACACTAAAAACATCACTTATAGTAGTTGCAAAGTTAAAGTTACCTGTTTTAACTAGAGTGTCATCAGAGTTACCCAACCAGTTTTTGGGTGTGGCATTGATTCTAGCAGGCGCATCTGTCACTCTATTACCAGTGCTATTAAATCCTCCACCCAAAGGAATACCGCCAGCGATAGAGTTTTTATAGTAGTTATTTACACTACTATCAGCATTATTACATTCACTTTTAAGTAGGGTATCAGTATCACAACAGTCTCCCGTCTGAAAAAGGTCGGGGTCAAAAATACCGCCACCTGGAGGGTCACATCCAGTAAATGCTGGGTTAGTACCAAAGTTGTCTTCACATGATTCTACACCACCACTTCCTCTTCCAATACTAGAAAAGTTACCAGTGTGAGTATGTGTGGGCCAGTGATAATCGCCAAGAGTTCTGGAAGCAACAGTAACTTCATCAAAATACGCGGGAGGATTAATCGTCTGCCCTGTTATTTTTGCAGTATATGTTCCAGATGCAAGATTATTATCAATAGCTACGGTCAATGCTAGATTGGATGTATAAATGACATTACTCAAAGTTGACTGGTTTGTACCTATTTGCCCAGAAAAAACAGAAGACGTTCCAGAAGGAAGATAACTAGTTTTCATATCCGCCAAAGCTTTGGCATTTAGATCTGGCAATCTAAAAAAGTTTCCAGATCCACCATAATATTGACCAATAACATCGAATAAATCTGGATAATCAACATTCTGTTTAGTGGATCCATCGCATGATATCCATCCCTTAGGAATACTATCTTCACCACCAGCCCACGGCATGATAGTGCCAATAGCCATTCCTTTTAATGTTTTTAATGTGTTATAGTTAATAGACATATCTTAGATTTCCATTAGCC